TAAAAGGAACTATTATTAATGTCGACTAAAATTATAAGAAATTATGTAGCGAAAAAACTTTACGAAAAAGGTGGCACTATCGCTAACAGAAAGTCAGTAGATTTCTCGACTGCTGCTATGGCAGAAAGATTAACAGAATTTGGTATAGACCCTCGTTTGATAAATACCGAGTCAGAATTAATTGGTGTTTTGAATATTGTAAAACAAATGCAAGACAAGGCATTTGATAAACAATTTGGTGGCATCTTAAAAGGTAGTAAGTTTGATAAACGTGCAGAGGTTTTTGATCTTGAAGGTAAAAAAATACCAGATCCTGAAAGAAATATTATGGGCGGCCAGGCGTTTGAGACAGAAGAAGAGATAGCAGAAAGAATTGCAAAACAAAACAAAGAGTCAGTAAAAAAATTTAAAGAAAAAATGAAAGATGATCCAGAAGAAAAAGCAAGTGGTGGACGTATTGGTTTAAAAATGGGTAGACGTGCTTTCTTAAAAGCTTTGGGTGCAGGGATAGGAGGAGCTGCTGCACTTAAATCTGGTATCGTCTCATTAGGTGGTAAGACTGCTGGTAAAGAAGCTGTCAAACAAGTTATCAAAACACCTAGCGTTGCAGGTAAACCAGAATGGTTTGATTCATTAGTCAATAAAGTTATACGAGAAGGTGATGATGTTAGTAAAAATTTTGCAACCAAGGAAAGAGAGATTGTTCACAAATTAGACATAGATAATCTTGATGATGTTAAAGTTACACAAGATTTAGATGAAGGTCTAATTAGAGTTGAGTATAATTCACCAAATAACATGGGTGAAGACACAGTAGAACTTGTGTTTAAAAAAGGTAGACCAGAGGAAGAAGGTATGATGCCTGATGAATTTTATGCTGTAGAAAAAGAACCTAGAGCTGTTGGTGGACCTGAAGATGCAGACCTAGAATTTGATGGTGAAAATTTAGTTAAAAACGTTGACGACTTACAATCTGATACATCAAAATTAAAACAAGTTGCAACTGGTAAAAAACAAACCATGAGTGAATTTGTAAATAGCAAAAAGAAAAAAGATAAAGTTAAATCAATAAACGAAGATCAAGTAGAGCAAGCAGAATATTTAGAAACAAAATATGGTCCTTACGAAAGATATTTAAGTGAAGATGTAGATGCTGATTTTGCATCAGGCGGTATCGCTAGAATGTTAGGAGAATAATGGCAGACCCCAAAAGTCATGGACAGATGATGAACTATCTCGTTAGAAATAGCGAAGATAAAAAACGTATGCGTGAATACTTTGAGACTAATCAAATAACGACTGCATCAAATATTAATAGACCTGAAGGTGCTGAGGTAAGACAAATCTTTGAAGACTTTAATTTTCGTAACCCACTAGCAGATGGTGGACGAATTGGTTTTGCCGAGGGCGAAGGACCAGGAGGTTCTAGACCTAGAACAGATTTATTATTTGAAAATTTAACTCGTAAACAAAATGCAATAAAAAATAAAGTTAATCAAAGAAATGCATCTGGTTTTGCAAATTTACCTGGTCATGACAATATAACTTACACAGATTATAAAAATAAAAAGACTGGTGAGATTGTAACAAAGTATAATGTTCGTATAAGAATTCAAGATAAGAATGTTCAAAAAATAGGGACAACAGCAGATAAATATAAAAATATAGATACCTTAGAGGAGGCTATTAAATTAAGAGATGAGTTTAGAAAATTAAATCCCAAAAATATTAAAGAAAAAGATATAGAAAAAATAAAAATAACTAAAAAAGAAAGACGAGATTTTATTAAAGCTGCAGGAGGAGTTGAAGACTTTGAAACTGCAAAAGAAGGCACTGGTGTTCAAAAAGGTCATGCTCAAAATATTGAAAACCCAAACATAAAAATTAAACCAAGTAATATAATTTATACCCCTACCACAATTAATGAAGCTATGGCAGGTAGAGGAGATGAAAAAGCTTTAGACCTAGATTTTAAAATAAGAGAAGCAGAAGAAAAAATGCAAAAAATTAAAAAAAGCAAAATGCCTGCTGCAAAAAAGAAAAAAGAATTAGGAAAAATAGATAATTTATTAATGAAGTATGTAGCTCAATCTGATGGATTTAAAACTGTTACATTAAGCGATGGAAATGTTTATGGAGAGGTTTTCCAAAAAGGAAGATCTATGGACATGTTTGATGAATTTTCTAATATGACAGAAAAACAAACTAGAGATTTTGTAAGAAAATATTTAACAGTAGATGGTAATTTAAAACCTTTTTATCAAAGACAAGTAGATCAAGCAGCAAAACTTAAAAAACCTCTAGAGGAGGTAATGAATCCTGTTGACATAGAGAATATTAAAAAAAGTAAAATTTTTTTAGAAAACGTTCAACTGGCAAAACAAAATGCTGAACGACTTGTTAAAGAAGACATGTCACAAAAACTAGGAGAACTAGGTTGTCCTACTGCTAAGTTTGCTCTTGGTGGTAGAGTTAAATTTAATCAAGGTAGTGCGTGTGTAATTAAAGGTAGAGAAAAATTAGAATCTATTTTAAAAAAAGCAGGCAGGGCATCTCCTCAAGATCAGGTTCTTGCACAAGGTATATTAAAAGCAGGACAAGGTTTAAAAAATGCATTTGCACTTAGAGGCTTACTAGGTCCTGCAGCCATAGCTTTTACCACTTTAACAGAGGGAGGCATAGTTGGTTATGATATGTTAGCTCAAGGTAAAACATTAAAAGAGGCAATGGGTGATAGTGTGTTTAATTTAATGTTAGGTGATGATTATAAATTTAATAATGATTTTATGTCTGCAGGCGGGACATTTGATGAAAGATTAGATAAGTTAAGATTTAACTCTCAACAAAAACAATTAATAAATAATTTTAGATCTTACGTTAGAGAAGCTGATGCACTAGGACAAGCACAAATAGATGTTGATAAGGCACAACTACGTGTAAAAGGATCTCCTGTTCAAGACATTATTAAGGATGGTCCTCCATCTGTTTTAGGAAAACAATTTACTAGATTTATAAAACCTCCAACAGGAAAAGAAAAAGAAGCTAGAGAAGCTGATCTAGCAGCTGCAATTGCAGCAAAAGAGGCAGCTGATCAATCTTTTCAAACAAGAGTTCAAAACCTAGACTTTGCTAAAAGAATGCAATCAGGAATGACTGAAGGTGCAGACCTTATGTCAAAAGCAATTGATTTAGCAAGATTACAACAATTAGGTTCTGTAGACCAAAATATTTTTGGTAAAGCTTTTGAAGGGGATATAGCAAAAGAAGCAAGAAGAGATGAGATTTTAAAACTATTACCCACTGCATTAAATTTTGCAGGAGGTGGTATTGCAAAACAAGCGGGTGATCCATCAGGTGCTATGTTAAAATCCATGAACCCAGATTCACAAGGGTTGTCAGGACTGCTAAAACGTGCTAAGAAAATATAGGAGTATTAAATGGCAGAAATAGATAAAGAACTCCCTAACACTCGTACCGAGGTCAAAGTACCAGGCGAGGAGGAAGTTGACGTTCAAGAAGAAATTGTAGAGAAAGGTCCCGTAGAAGTTATACCTGAAGAAGACGGTGGAGCGACTATAGACTTTGAACCAGGTGCAATCAATATACCTGGAACAGAAAATCATTTTGACAACTTAGCAGATATTTTACCAGACGATGTTTTAGATCCAGTGGGTAATGACATGGTGCAAAACTACATGGACTACAAATCATCAAGAAAAGATTGGGAACAATCTTATACATCAGGTTTAGATCTTTTAGGATTCAAATATGAAAACAGAACAGAACCATTTCAAGGAGCTAGTGGTGCAACACACCCAGTATTAGCAGAAGCTGTTACACAGTTTCAAGCACAAGCATATAAAGAATTACTACCAGCTGACGGACCAGTCAGAACACAAATAGTTGGAGTTAGCTCTCCAGCCGTAGAACTACAGGCTGGTCGTGTAAAAGATTATATGAATTATTTAATTATGGATCAAATGAAAGAATACGAAGAAGAGTTTGATTCTATGTTATTTCATTTACCACTTGCAGGTTCTACATTTAAAAAAGTTTATTACGATGTGCCACTAGGTAGAGTTGTATCTAAATTTGTACCTGCAGATGAATTAGTTGTGCCATACACAGCAACTAGTTTAGATGATGCAGAGTCTGTCATACACGTTGTAAAAATGTCAGAAAACGAATTACGAAAACAACAAGTAAATGGTTTCTACAGAGATATAGAATTATCGCCACCAGGCACTGTGGAAAAAAATGACGTTGAGAAAAAAGAACGAGAGTTAGATGGCACTAAAAAAGTTGGTAAACAAGAATCAATGTATACTCTACTCGAGTGTCATGTAAATTTAGACTTAGAAGGTTTTGAAGAAGTTGGTCAAGACGGTGAACCAACGGGAATAAAATTACCCTACATAGTAACTGTAGAAGAAGGTAGCCGATTAGTTCTCTCTATACGGAGAAACTATGCGCCCGATGATCTAAAGAAAAATAAGATCCAATACTTTGTCCATTTCAAATTTCTGCCAGGACTTGGATTTTATGGCTTTGGA